CACTGACATGGACTTCACATGGATAGCCCAGGACGATTCTTCACTGACTATCAATGCACAAACTGGCACGTCATACACTGCCGTTCTTGCTGACGGCACAAACAGCCTTGTTACAATGGACAATGCTTCGGCAAACACTTTCAACATTCCAACCGACGCAAGCGTGAATTTTGACATTGGAACAGTTTTAAACATTTACATGAAAGGCGCAGGCGTTACAACGATCACTGCGACAACACCAGGAACAACAACGGTTGTTTCATCAGGTGCAACAATTGGTTCACCAGTTTTGGCGCGTTACAAAATTGCTAGCGCAATCAAATTAGCTGCTAATTCATGGACAGTCATTGGTGGCATTGCGTAATGCGTAATCCAATTTTGGGAATTACGGGACAAGGCATTTCGACTTTTTCCGTTGAACATTTAACTATTGCCGGTGGTGGTGGTGGAAGCCGTGGCGGTGCAGGTGGCGGCGGTGCAGGTGGCTATCGAACAGGCACGCTTTCAGGACTTAACAAGACGGCAAATTACACCGTAACCGTCGGTGGTGGTGGCGCAGAATCAGGTAGCACAACTCTTAGTGGTAGCAGCGGATCTAATTCTGTTTTCTCAACAATTACATCAACAGGCGGTGGCGGCGGCGGCGGTCGTGGTGGTACATCACCAGGATTGAACGGTGGTTCAGGTGGCGGCGAAGGTTGTTCTGTTACTGGTAAAGGTTTGGGAACAGTGGGTCAAGGTAATGACGGCGGCGCATTTGGTGGCGGTTCTGATTCAGGCGGCGGTGGCGGTGGTGCTGGCGCAGTGGGTCAAAACTCATCGGTATCTGGCGGAAATGGTGGAAATGGTTCCGCTTCTTCCATTACAGGAAGCGCAATTACACGCGCAGGCGGTGGCGGTGGTGGTTGTTCAAACGGTGTTAACACTGGTGGTACGGGTGGCGTAGGTGGTGGCGGTACAGGCGGCGATCCGTCAGGCACTACAAGTGGCACAAGTGGTACTGCTAATACAGGCGGCGGTGGCGGTGGTGGTGGGCAATCCGCTGGTACTGGTGGTGCAGGTGGTTCGGGAATTGTAATTTTAAAGTATGCAGATTCATTAACGATCACAATTGGTGCTGGTCTTACAGGAACAACAGCTGCACCAAGCGGCGGATTCAAAGTTTCAACAATCACGGCTGGCACGGGAAATGTGAGTTGGGCATAATGGCACACTATGCGTTTTTAGATGAAAACAACATTGTCACTGAAGTCATTGCAGGCATTGACGAAACCGAATTAATTGAAGGTCTAAGTCCTGAAGTTTGGTACGGAAATTTCAGAAATCAAATTTGCAAACGGACTTCGTACAATGGCAATTTTAGAAAAAATTATGCTGGCATTGGATTCGAATACGACGTTGTTTTGGACGCATTTATTGGGCCACAATGTCATGTCGAAGCGATCTTAAACAAAACAACTTGCACGTGGGAATGCGGAAATGAGGAACACCGTGTCGAATTATCCTGACGGTACAAATGCACGGTTGATCGAAGTCGCAGCAGCTGAAATCGGCACGATCGAAGAAGGCGACAACCTGACAAAGTACGGCAAATTTACAAAAGCCGACGGTTTGCCCTGGTGTGGCAGTTTTGTCAATTGGTGTGCAAATGAAGCGGGTGTCAAGATTCCGTCAATGGTTTCAACTGCACAGGGCGCACACAAATTGAAGGAGATCAACCGCTGGTCAGGCATGCCGCAATTGGGTTACCTGGCATTTATGGATTTTCCACATGACGGCATTGATCGCATTTCACACATTGGCATTGTTGTCGGACTAATCGACACAAAGACATGCTTGACGATCGAAGGCAACACCAGCGGGACAGGCGACCAGCGCAATGGCGGAATGGTCATGGTGAAGGTTCGTTCGTACGGTGAAGGTAAAGAGATCGTCGGTTTTGGTATTCCAAAGTTTGTGCCCTATAAGGGAGAATTTCCAAAGGTAGAAGCACCAGCAACATCAACTGCAAAACCTAAGAAGGAGACAAAAAAATGGAACAAGCCAAAGCCCTAGCAGCGTCATGGGCGCGCTCATTCATGGCAGCAGCACTTGCCCTATACATGGCGGGTGTGACTGACCCTAAGACCCTTGCAATGGCAGGCGCGGCAGCAGTCGCACCAGTCATTTTGCGCTGGTTTAATCCAAACGACAAAGCCTTCGGTTCTACGGGGAAGTGAACCGCAGATTCGCAGCGGCATGGTTGGCTTGGGCACTTGCGCTAATCCTGTCCGCTTGCGGGTATCAAGGGTGGACACGTTATGAATGCCAAGAATTCGACAACTGGTCAAAAGCGCATTGCCAAAAACCGCAATGTCTCCCCACTGGAACATGCACTGACGACCTACTTGGAATTGAATCGGAACAGACCCGCACGCCGTAAGTCACCCGAAGAAGTCCACGCGCAGCTGATTTTGATAATTGGTTCAACCCTTGCAGCCGTGTTTTTGGTTGTGACCGTAGGCATTACCTACGCACTGATTTTCGTCACGCAACCAGTTAGCGCGCAAGCACCCAATGACGCAGCCTTTATCGATCTATTCAAAACCCTGGCAATTTTCTTGACTGGTTCATTGGGTGGGGTATTGGCTGGCAATGGACTGAAATCAAAGCCAAAGCCGCAAGACACGCCGACAAACACGCAAGGTTCTTGACCGCGCGCCGATCATGCGTCACCCTGAGTTCAGGTGGTAGTCCTACCGCCTAGAATCGGGAGAATTCAAAATGGTACTTGATCTATTAGACCCGCAAACGCTGGGTCGTTTGGTGCTTGTCATCATTCTTATGGTGATTTCAGCCGCTGCGGGATACGCAAAAGGCTTCAAAGAAGGCAAGCGCGAAGGCATGGCACGCCGTAAGGCAATGGTTCGTCACATGGCAAACAAGGCGGTCAAATAATGGCTGGCTTCCTAGATAACTACGAAGACGTTGCAGCACGAATCAAACGTTTTTGGGAGACACACCCTTCAGGGCGCATTGAAAACAACATTGTGGAATTCAACGCTGAAAAAGGTTACATTCTGGTTCAGACACAAATCTTCAAAGAGTACGAGGACGAGAAGCCGTCAGCGATCGATTACGCATTTGGCAACGTGGCAACCTACAACGTCCAGATGAAAAAGTTTTTCGTCGAAGATACAGTCACGTCCAGCATTGGACGCTGCATTGGTTTGCTACTTGGCACGGACAAACGCCCAACCCGTCAAGACATGGAGAAGGTTGAAACAATCAGCACAAGCGTTGCCAAATCTACGGCTGACGATTATGACCCGTGGTCAAAGAAGTTCGGCGACGTGCCTAGTTTCAAGACAGCAGCTGAAGCCGAGCAATCAGGCATTCCTTCATTGGGTTCATCAATGGACGAAATTGCCAAACAATTGGGCGGTGAGTTAGTTCAGGAAGCACCACAATGCAGTCATGGACACATGATTTGGAAGCAATCAGCGGAAGGTTCGCCAAAGAATTGGGGCGGGTATTTCTGCACTGAGCGAACAAAGGCAACGCAATGCACACCGCGTTGGTACGTTTTGCGATCAACAGGAAAATGGGAACCACAGGTATGAGCGACTACGTCGAAATAATCTATCCACAAAGCATGACCGCAAAACTCATGTATAACGGTGAAGTAATTGCCGAATACAAAGTCGCACAATGCGACGGGTGCGCCCTAGTGGTCAAGATCGACGCCTTCGGTTACAAGATCGGGCAAGGCGGCGAAAAACTGGCTTGGTTGTGTGGTGGTTGTCGGTGAACGCTTACATGCCAGCAAGCAAAACAGACAATTGGGCAACACCACAAAACCTATTTGACGAATTGAATGCAATTCATCATTTCACGTTAGATTCAGCTGCCAGTTCGACCAATCACAAAACCCCAGTGTGGTGCGGGCTTGACCATGAAAACCCAGGCATGCGGGACGGTTTGGCAATTACCTGGGAAGGCAATCGCGTTTGGTGCAATCCGCCCTATGGTCGGGTGATTAAGGACTGGGTAAAGAAAGCCCACAATGAAGCCCGACATGCTGAAATTGTCATGTTGTTGCCAGCCCGTACGGATACGGCATGGTTTCACGATTACGCAATCCAACACAAAGTCACGTTTATTCGTGGACGTTTGAAGTTTGGTGGTCAAATAGGTTCAGCACCGTTTCCTTCAATCCTGGTGGAATTCAAATGAAAATGCAATTGACCCAAGAAGAAGAAATCATTTGCATGTTGGCTGCGGTCAAATTGACGGCAGAATCAACAAAGGGCACAGACAACCCACAACGTCATCAAAAGGAATTGGGTACGTTTGAATACCTGGTTGAATCGGCTGAAGCCATAGGTAGCGAATGGGTTGTTGCCAAATACTTCGATCTTCCGTTCAACCCCTATGAAAACAAATTCAAGACAAAGGCTGACGTAGGCAATGCAATTGAAGTGCGCTGGACGAAGTACGTCACCGGGCAGCTGATAATTCATGAATACGATCGACCGAATGACATTGCAGTGCTGGTCACTGGTCAATCACCGCACTATTTCATTGCAGGGTGGATTCCCATTGCAATGGCGCAGCGTCCAAAGTATCGCCACAGTAAGCAACCCAATTGGTGGGTCACTC